CTGATGCTGCTATCCCAGGTATTGCTGCAGCAGAAGGACCGAATTGCGCAGCTAATTCTGCAAGAGTCCCATGAGGAGTCCCACCAGAATTGGCCGCTGCTACTTCTGCTAATTTTGCTTGGGCAGCGAGAAGTTCGTTCAGTTTTGTCATTGCCATTATATTACCTTTTTATTTTTCTAACCTCTGTTTTTCTTCTTCTAAGAATCGTATTAGAAGCGATATGTACACATCTCTTTCAAACGGGATCATTCCCTCAATTTCCGTAAGAGAGTATTTGTGATATTGCATCAATGCAAAGTTAAGTTGGTAGTAATTTTGCAAATCTTCATGACAGAGGTTTATTAAAAAAAACTGTTAATGCCTTCCAGAACCTTGTGATGTGCTTTGTTACACACAGGACAAGTATAGTTTATCTCTTTCTTGAGTCTTGGCATTGTTTCAAAGAATGTTTGAATATTCTTGAATTGTTCCGGAGTTAGGTTTTCCACAAAGGCAACCAATTCTTCCTTGGTCTGTTCCTTGGCATGGAATAACTCTGATCCAGTATAGATAGATTCAATGGAGTCAATAATAATCGATACCACTTGATCGAAGTCGGAACTATCTACATCATCGACCAACTTCATCATGTCCATGGTTGGATACTTCATTATCACTCCAACATCGGCAAATAGTGCTATCTTATTTGTATGTGTCGGTACTTTTGTTACTTCCAGTGTGGTAAGATCAATTACTACCCGCGCCTTTGCCTTTGGGTCATCGGGGCAATCGTCGCAACCGAATAGTAACTCAACATTCTCGCCAACTGACTTAGCACGGATCTGACAGAAAAGGTACTCAAGATCAAAGGTTGCTAACTTATTGACATCTAACTCATCCAGGACACATGCCTTGATAACTGCCTTCAAGGTATCGACCATGACGGTCATGTCTTCACTCTGCTGGGCAATCAATAATGCCTTCTCTTCCTTCACAAAGAATTGACGGTACTTCAAACTCTTTCCTGTGGATGGTAAAATCAGATTATATATTGTCGCTGTATTTAATGGTAATGCCATTATGTATTCTCCTTATTCATATTCTCAAGAAACTTATTGAGTTCGCTAGTTGAACCCACGAATATCGCATTGTTCGTTATCTGCTTATTGCTCACTTCTTCTGCCTTGGTCGGCACATCTAATCTACGTTTCTTATCATGTAGGTCTAGTAACTGTGAATTTACATCGGACAACTGTTTCATCAAATTGCCCACTACCTCAAATGCCCGTGGATGTTCAGTGGACTTGGCAATTTCCAGGGCATGGAATAATGCATCCTGTCCCAATTGTAATAATGAGTGAAGGTTATTCCGAGTTCTGTCATAGTCAGACTCAATCTTATTGGATCCTTGGGGTACAACTTGGTTATCCGCTGTTATTATGTCCCCAGTCTTCACTTCAACTGCCTCAATATCAAATACATCTGATAATCTATCATCTATTTTCATTTGATCCTTCAACTTCATTATTAGCGTTACTATTTATACCGATACCATATGATCCGGAATAATCATTTTCCATGGCAGTTATCTTTTCCTTGCCCCTGGACCATGCCGTTACGCCAAGTATGGCACCGTATGCCATGTGGAATAGACCGGCACCCTGTAGGGTCAACGGCACCCACTGAGTAATTGATATTCCCTGATGTGCTTGGAGTATGCTCCAGAATATTGGGAACAGGGCAAAGTCCAGAATACAGATAACCATATAGACCCATGCTGCTGCCGGACGCCATCTATGGTTGAACCAGTCCGTGAACTGTTTATCCTTGGCGACTGCCATACTATATACCGTAATGGGTTACCGGTGCCACGAACGAAGTAACTCCTGCCGGTTCTGGCAATACAGATAGATTTGAATTTACTTTATTTTGAAATCCAAGGAAAGAACTGGTGTATCCACTAGTCAAGAAATTCACGCCATAATCGAAAAATCCCTGTATACTGGATAATCCAAACCCACCGCTCTTATTGATGTTCTTTGTTACAACACCAAGTGATTCCTTGGTTGATCGCCAATACTTATATTGGAATGTCACGGATAATTTCATTATTTGTGTGTTGGCAGTATCCAGTATGACTGAGTCAACTACCTTTGGATATACTTCATGTAGTTGAACGGCATATCTGTTTCTATCTTTAGTGTCTTGTACTATGATATCCATGGTATCGGCGGTGTATTGGTCATAATACCGAAATGCTCTGGAGTCACCATCTTGAATTCCAAGAATCCAGTTATCAAACAGTTTCTTCACATACATGTCGGCATCAACATAGAAGGTAGCAGTGATTGGTTCATAGTTGAATTCGTTTGGCATTTCTCTAACTTCACCGTATGTCCTGGTTGGATTAGTATTTACTGTTAATCCTGGTATCATCACCGTATCGCAAAATAATAATACCTTTTGGAGATTAGTATTGCCAGTGCCCAGGTTTTCCATGACATATGACGGTGGTCGAACCTGTATCGCAAATCTAGAAGTTTTTGCAAGACCTGGTGCCATTTGTGCTACGATTGCCGATGTTTTCATCTTCCTGCCTTCTTAGAGTCTGACCATACCGATGAGGACGTTGCCCCAACAAACCTTTCCACTGGTAGCATTAATGCCGTTGTCCAGTCTTCCGAATTTATCTTCACGAATGGTGATCTCACGTGCGGCATAAGGTAATGCTTGACGCATGGTTTTGCCAGATTAAACTTTGATGCGCTGCTAATCAAATCCCAAGAATACTTCAACTTGGTCGTTTCATCGAACTTGGAGTTATTCTTAAACTGTAGCAACCTATCCATTAGGATTGCTCTGAGTCTATATGGCAAGTAGTGTAGGTTTAGACCATAGAATCCACCCTTCACTGCCTTGAATGGAAATACCAGTGGGAACTTGTCCCAGTATGGTAGGGTCTCTTTGTTCTTGGCATCATACATAAACATATACATGTTGCCTGGAATGATAGTTGTCTTGGCAGCACTCGGATCATTCTTCAGCATCTTGTTTGGTGTGATGCCTTTCTTGGACAACAGCAATACCTGCTGCTCGAACCATGCAGTCGATTTTTTAGAGATGTTTCGGTCGAACCGATATTTCTCGAATATGTCTTGTAGTGAATTATTGTTTGCCATATACTATTTATTCGATAATCCTAAATGATGCTCTGTTAATATGATAAATTCCCAGTTTCTGTCTTTGGCATATCGTTCTGCCGCTTCCCACTTTGCTCTATTCTTGAGATATGTACCTGCCTCAATAAGAAACCGTTTGGTCTTTTGTGCCTTTGGTTTGGGTGGCACTGTCTGCGCGGCGGGTTTAATTTCTACTAGCCAAGTCTTCAGAGTGCCGTCCTTACCCTTGATCTGGATCTTAAAGTCCACGAAGTATCTATGCGCTCTATTATCTGTGGGGCATACATAGGGTATGATAGTTTCCTCGGAGGACCACTTTATCACACTTGGGTTGGCGTCGACCCAGTTCATAAATCTTAATTCCCAACTACTACGGAACAGCACATTAGTGGGGTTTCCTGCATATTTAGCTGGGTTCTTTATTGTATAGACACCCTGTAAATATTTTCGATTTTTTGAGATAGACATATGAAACGGTAATAAATATAAGGTACAACTATTTATATTAGGAACATCATGGCAATCCCAGCAGTTGGACCAGGCGGTGGAAATATCAATACCAATCCTTCAAGCAAGGCAATTAATGCTGCCCCAGATGATAGTAAAGATCCCTCCAGCACGGAATTTAGAACTAAACCATACACTCCCAGAGGAATTGCCAGTACCTTTGATAGTAACAAGTATACTGCAAATGCAATCAAACAATTCCCGGATGACCTATTTAATAATAAGAGTCAATATGGGGGTAACTGGGTTGCATTTTATATCAATGTGGTCGAGGGATCTAAACTAATAAAAAACAAAATAGCCACGACCACAACTAATGATACTGCATCAATGCGCAATAATCTAGATCCTTCTGGAAGAAATTATATTAGCACTGCAGATGCAGTAATTGCAACTAGTGTAGCAGCATTTACAACAACTGCTGTTGCAACAATGAATCCGTTTACTAGTGTACAAGCAGGGGCTGTTGCCGGTTTCTTGGCAGAGGGAGTTCATATGGTAACTACCCAAAATCAATTGAAGAGAATTATTGATACTATAGCATTGACTATACCAAATAATTTGACGGCAAGATACACCATGCAATATGCCGATGAAAGTACTGCAGCCCAAGCAAATGCCGCTGCTGTGGGAGGTGCCGTAGGAGATGTAGTGGATGCTGTTAAGAAGGGATTAGGATCTGGAAATACAGATAGTGCCGCGGCAGCAGTACAAAATCTCGGAATGCAAATTGTAAGTGGCATGGTTGCACCAGTTGCTCTTGCCACGGGCGCAGCGGGTGGAGATTTTATGTCTAAGGTGGCAGGTGTGGCCACCAACCCTAAAAAGGAACAGATCTTCAAGGGTGTTGATTTTAGAACATTCAGTTTTGAATACACCTTTGCTCCTAGAAGTTTCTCAGAATCAAAACAAGTTGCTGAGATTATCAAACTATTCAAACTCCACATGCATCCAGAGTTCAACGATTCTGCTGGATACTTATTTATGTATCCATCGGAGTTTGACATAGTCTATTATCAAGGCGATTCAGAAAATCTAAATTTGCCTAGACATACTTCATGTGTACTGACAGATTGCAATGTAAATTATACCCCGAATAACCAGTTCACCACCTTTACTGATGGCACAGCAACTCAGATTCAATTGAGTCTAACCTTCAGAGAACTTGCTATTCTTACGAAAGATCAAATACTGGACGGATTCTAATGTACTTCTCAAAAATGCCCGATGTATACGCACCATACACTATTGGTGGTGTGGAACAATATATTCAGATCAAGGACATTACAGTCAATGTTAGGTTTGTGACTGAGTTTCTATCCAATATCACTCAGTATGACCTGTATGATCTTCGGGATGGGGAAACACCGGAAATTCTGGCTGAACGGTTTTACGGTGCAGCAACCTATCATTGGGCAATTATGTTGGCAAATGATCGGTATGACTATATCAATGACTTTCCCATAGCATCCAATGTATTTGAAGAATATGTTAGAAGTAAGTATGGTGAGTCTCACCTAAACGATGTTCACCATTATGAGACTGAGAATGGACTAGTGGTAGACTCAGATTGGGTTGGTAAACTTGCAGTGTCTAACTATACATACGAAGACAGACTGAACGAAAGTAAACGTGTTATTAAGGTTATCTCCAAAGGCATCATAGAACAAGTTGCCCGTGAATATGCCAAGGCAATGGGATGAGTTCACGAGTCCTAAATTTTGCCGGTGATGTTGATATAGAAGAATTGACTTTAATCTCAATGGTATCTAAGAAAACTTTAGATATAACAAATCAGGTCATTGCCATACATATATTTGAAGATCTGTTCTCACCATTTATTAGTGGTAATTTGATCTTACGGGAATCCATTGATATTCTGAATAACCTGCCATTGATGGGTCAGGAGTATCTTCGTCTCAAAATAAAAACCCCAACATTCCCTAATTCTGATGCTATCCAAGGATTTTTCTATGTCTACAGTATAACTGACAGAACATTTCTTGCAGAACGAAATGTTGTTTACAAACTCAACTTCATATCATACTCTGCTTTAACTGATGCCAATACTAAACTCAGCAAAGCATATGAGGGTAAAATATCTAACATTGCCACAAACATAATAAAGGGGTTGATTGGGCAAGACGTAGTGAATCCAGAATATATCAAGAACAACATAGAAACGACTAGGAATGCAACCAAGTATGTATCCAACTATTGGTCACCTTCCAAGAATATGAACTACCTAACAAACCAAGCAGTTAGTTCCACATCCTCCCCATCCTATGTGTTTTTCGAGAATAGGCAGGGGTTCAATTTTAAAAGTTTGGAAAATTTATACGCCCAGAATTCCCCATATCCAAAGTTCAACTTCAACCTTAAAGCAAGGGAGATAACTCCGGATGGTGCTTCCACTAGAAATATACAACGGGGGTACTCTAGGATGTATTCAATAGATTTTCCCGGTGGTTTTGATACCCTAAGTAAAATGGGTAGGGGTGCCTATGCATCTACCCTGTATACTCATGATCTGGTCACTAAACAATATAAAGAACGCAAGTTCAATTATCAGGATAACTTTGATAAAAAGGGTCATTTGAACGCATTGCCGATGACGGCAAAATCCACAAGCACTATATTTGGTCCATCTTCCAAGATACTATCCGATGAAATACATTTTGGTGTGTATAATGGATATGGTGATATATCCAATAATGACAGTATGCAAGAACGTCTCAGTCTACTAAATATGGCAGAGGCAATGAAGGTTACTGTTGTTATGCCTGGTCGCACTGATTACACTGTTGGGCAAAAGGTATTCTTGGAGTTAGTTGAACCGGAACCATTGGATAGGGTAGATACAATTGAGGCAGAGGAAGACAAGTTGTTTTCCGGTTACTATCTAATTGGTTCTATAAACCATACCATTGATAGAGAAAGACACGAGTGTACCATGAAACTCATAAAAGATTCATTATTGAAAACTCCTGATAGAAAATAAGGTAAAACATTGAACAATATATTATTTCAAGGGGTGGTGGAGAATAGAAATGATCCAATGAAACTTGGTCGATGCCAGGTTCGGATTGTTGGTATGCATACACATAATAAAACTGAACTTGCCACGGCAGATCTTCCTTGGGCATATCCAGTTCAACCTATCACCTCTGCTGCTATGTCCGGCATTGGTCACACTCCAATTGGACCTGTTCCTGGTACTTGGGTCATCATTATGTTTCGAGATGATGAGCAGCAAGAACCAATCATGCTTGGTACCATTGGTGGTATCCCACAGACTAAGCAAGCACAACAATCCAATAAAGATAACTCCAGCGTAATAGCAAGTGATAGTGGCACCTTGATTGATAGTGGCGGCAATCAAATCACCACTGGTGATGGTACACCGATAACTGTTGGGTCAATCGAATCAACGGTCACCCCAAGTCCAGGGGCAGTTTCAGTGGCAGCAGTGGCTGCTGCTAATTCAGTTGTCTCAAGTATCTTTGCAGTTCCGATCCCTAGAACTCCTCCTGCAGGCAGCACAACGAATTCTACTCTGGCCACTGCAAATATATCTCTCCTTTTATCCACGTGCGATGAATTGGGGTTGACCAGTAAATACGCCAAGTGTGCGATTCTGGGTATTGTTGGTGGTGAGTCTAAGTGGATGCCAGTGGAAGAAGATTACCAATACTCCCAGGCATTTCGTTTGGCAAATATATTTAAGATGACATTCAAGGATAGTCTTGAAGAAGCACAGAAATGGGTAAATTGGAGAACACGTGGTCTAGACAAAAAAGAGTTCTTCAATAAGGTATACAATTCAAATGGAAATGGGAAGAATGTTGGTAATAAATTTCCAGATGATGGCGGCAAATACTTTGGAAGAGGATTCAATCAGATTACCGGTAGATCGGGGTATCAAGAAATACAAACTGCCCTTGCGAATAAGGG